GAATCCGTAGCCGATGGGTTCGTATTCGGTGAGCGGTTCGTCGGGCATGGTGCCGGCGGCTATCGGTTCGGTCTGCTGCTGGTAGTCGGAGTGGCCGAGCGTGAACTGGTCCTTGACCCAGATGAGGGTCTGCCGCCATCTGAGGCCGATGGATTCTACTGCCTGCTGGAATTGGACGCGCAGGCTGTCGGAGTGGGCCATGTAGAACGGGCAGCCGGGCTTGCAGATCCTGGCAGCGACTTGCATGGCCTGTTTGGTGATTTCGACGGCCTTGTTGGGGTCGTTGTCGTTCTCGATGGTGAGACGGTCCTTGGTGCCGCCCTGGTATGCGACGCCATATGGCGGGTCGGTCCAGATGCATGATGGCTGGCCGATCATGCCGGCCGCCTTCGTGACGAGTTGTTCGTCAGTGCTGGAGCCGACGACGAGCAAGCTGTCACCGAGCTTCCAGATTTGGCCGGGCTTCGTATACGGCTTCTTCGGCACCGGAGGCACATCGTCGGGGTCTTTGAGCTCGCTGGGCGCGGGCTTCGCGGCGGCGATGATCTCGGCGATGTCGTCCGCGCTGTATCCGGTGCCCACCGTCGGCTGTTCGATGCTTTCCAGAAGTTCGGCAAGCGCGTCGGTGTCGTAGCCACCCAAGTCGGCGATGCGGTTGTCCGCGAGCACGATCTGCGCCGCCTGATCCGCGTCAAGGTCGACGATGACGGCTTCGATGGTCGTCCAGCCGAGGCTTTTGGCCGCCTGCCATGTGTGGTTTCCGGCAAGGATTTCGTTGGCGATGCCGGTCTTGGTGCCTTTGTTGACGACGATGGGCTTGTATTGGCCGCGCGCCTTGAGGCTTTCGGCGATTGCTGCCATGTTGCCGCGCCTCGGGTTGCGATGGTACGGGGTGAGATCGCCGATGGGCATGGTCTCGATTTTCAGATTCGCCATCATCGGCTCCTTTCCCGCGCGCACGCGCGATGGGGTGGTCAATATCGGAGGGAGAGGTCTTGCGGGCACGCGGGTAGTGTCCCGCCCGTGGCTGGTTTTGGGATTTTACCGCCCCTCCGGGGATTGGGCGAAGGCTTCGATGAATGCTTCGACGCCGTTGTTGATGAGTTGGACGATTTGTTTGTTGTTCGGCGGTGTCGCGACGAGTTTCACGTTTCCGATGCCGGGGATTGTGGGGTCGATGGCTGTGGGTTTGATCTCGATTGGCATGTCTAGTTCGACGCTGGCTAGGTCGGTGCTGAGGTTGCCGACTGTGACTCCGATGTGGAGTGTGAGTGGCACTGGCCTGATGATTTGTTCGCTGGGCATTGTTTGCTCCTATGCTGTTATGATCCATTGTCTGCTGAGTGTGCCGATTGGTGTGGCTGGGTCTTTGTTGCCGCGCAGGTTGTTGCATTGCGTATGGCTTGGCCTGAAGCCGGCCGGGTCATGCTGGAGATCGGGGCGTTTGGTCACCGGGTAGAAGTGGTCGAGGTTGTACGAGTCATCGCTGCTGTTCTGCGGTGCGTCATAGTCGATGGGCATTCCACACAGCCAGCAGACCGCATGCTCGGCCTTGCACTTCAGGAAGAACGCCTTGCGGTCCTTCTCGAACTGGCGTCCGCCCTTTCTGACCTTTCTGCTGGGAGCCGTCATTCTGTGGCCTCCCTTCGCGGGATCGGGCATAAGAAAACCCCGAAGCGCAAGCGCCCGGGGTTTCAAAGTATCCAAGTGGTTACAAAAATAACCAACGCTAGTAGTTCTAGCGGTGACAGTTTGCGTCTGTCAAGACCTTCGGCGTGTCACTTGTCTTTGTCACGTCGGGTGAAGGTCTGCCAGACATCCCATACGTTGTAGACCGGATTGCCGTTCTCATCCACGTTCACCGGTTCCAGAATCCCTCGTTTCGCCCACTTGGTTATCGTGTTCGGCTTGACCGCCACCCCATAAGGATCCATCCACCGCGCGATGGCCGCCGCAGTGCCCTGAGCTCCACCGAGAGCCAGTCTCAGGACGCTGGCCTGCTGCACATCCTTGATCCGCCACTCGCCTCGGCAACGGTCACAGGCCTTGTACCCCGAGAACATCTCCAGCTCAGTGCACCACAGCTCATAGCCGCACTTCGGGCATGGACCGATCATCTTGCACGCCGGCGGCGGGTTCAGCATCCGATCCATACGCTCGGCGGCGAGCGCGATTTGCTCGGTGATGGTGTCGGCGTCGTCGTGGGTGAGGAGGTTGGTTTCGTGGAGCATGATGCCTTTGAGGAGTGCTGGGACGGCCATGCCTCGGTGTGGGTGTAGGCCTGCGGCTCGGGTGAGTTTGCGTGTGAGTAGGTCGATGTCTTGCTTGAGTTGCCATGCGTCGATGTTGACGGGGATGGGTGCGATGCTGTGGGTGCCGTTGCCGGTGCTGCGTGCCATGATGTTGGCTTTTTTGGCGGCGATGAGGCTGAGTATGGGCCAGCCGTCTTTGAGGGTTTGCAGGTGGTTGTGGAGTTGTTGGGCTGGTGTGGGCATGGTTCCTCCGGGTCCGTCAGTGTGGTTTCTGCTGCTGTTCGGTTGGCTTCATGCCCGTTGCCTATTGTCTCACGGGTTGGTGTTGGTTTTTGGCGGTGATGGTGGGTATTCGATGTAGTAGTTGGCGCCGTAGTTGTCGTAGATGAAGCTGGCTTCGCGGGCGAGCGCGGTTTTGATTTGTCGGTAGGTGAGGATTTTGCCGTGGCGTTCGGTCATTTGGCTACGCCTCCGGTCACTGGGTCGATAAGTTCGCAGTCGATTGCGTCGATGTGGTCGCCGGTTTTGATTTCGACGCAGAAGCGTTTGATGTCGCCGGTGGTTTCGATTTTTTGGATGGTGGTTTGTTTGGGTTGGTCGTTGCCGGTGGCGATGGTGTAGCCGATGAGTCCGATGGCGGCGATGAGGGTTGTGGCGGCGATGAGTGCTATGAGGGCGAAGAGGAGGCCGGTGAATTCTTCGAGGGTCCAGTCTTTGAAGATGTGGTTGAGGAGCTTGTTCATTGGTTGTCCTTGGTGTTGGTGTGGTCGAGGTGGTCGAAGTGGTCGAGGATGGTTGCGGCGAGCAGTCCGATGGTGCAGAAGGCGAGGGTGAGTGCCACGTATGCGGCGGGTCCCCAGATGGGTAGGAGCACGATCCACCAGCTCCAGTCGGTGATGTTGGCGAGGCGGAGTGCGGTGAAGACGACGCCGAGGAGGTTGATGGAGAGGATGGTTTTGCCGAATGTGGTGAGGGTGGCGCGTGCGTTGCGGGTGGTGTTGGTGCGTTTCATGCGGTGTGGTCCTTGATCTGTCGGCGGATGGTTCGGTATTCGGTGATGTCTCTGGTGAGGCAGTCGTGGACGCGGTGGGTGCCGTGCTGGTGGTGTTGGTAGGGGTTGTGGCCGAGTGATTGCCATAGGAGGCGCAGGCTGGTCAGGTCGAGGGCCCGGTAGTGGAGTTGGTTGACGAGGAAGCCGTGGTAGTCGTGTCGTTCGAGCAGGTGGTCGATGGCGGGTAGGTCGAAGTGCTGGACGTTGGTGCCTGCGGGGTGGAGGGTGAGGCCTTGGTTGGTGGTGAGCCGGTCGATGAAGTCGGCGAGGTGGCCGGCGGTTTCCTGTTCGCTGCTGCCTGCTTGTTCGCAGTCGGCGAGGAGGCCGTTGGCGGTGTGCATTTTCAGGGCTTTGAGACTGATGTCGAGGAGCTGTTCGGTCTGGATGTGGATGAAGGTCTCGTAGCGGCCGATTTCGGTGTTCGCGTCGAGGCTGGTGCAGATGGCTCCGATTTCGAGTATCGAACAAGTGTTCGGGTCGAGTCCGGTGGTTTCCACGTCGAGCCAGAGGAGCGCGGCGGCGGGGTTCGGTGTGATGGGGTCGCCGCCGACGGTGATGGCGTGCGCGTCGTTCGTGTTCATGGGTTTTCTAGCCTTTCAGGACGGTGAGGGTTTTGATGTGGGGTTGGAGGATCGCGGTGTTGTGTTTGGGGCTGATGCTGAGGATCCGCATGCCTTTGAGGTTTTGCTCGGTGTCGTCGAGGGTGAACCGTGTGGCCTGGTAGCCGTCTCGTGGCGGGCTTGCTTTGAGTCGGCCGTCGATGATGGTGCCGGTCTGGGTCATGAGGATGCAGCGCGCTCCGTCGAGCTCCGTGGGTTTGGCGGTGCGCCAGTCGATGGCCTCCTGGACTTTGCCGTTCATGCGATGGCCTCGAGTCCGTCGACGTGGATGCCGAGTTCGGCGAGTTCGTCCGGTTCCCCGTAGCAGATCAGGGTCACGATGTCGGTGGGCGCCTTGCCCTGGCCGAGGAGTCTGGCCACGGCCGGAATCCATGCGCGACGGGCTTGGTCGTCGGGTTGGCGGCATTTGAGCGGCGTGCTGCTGTCCACGAGTTTGCGCGCCCTGCGTTCCAGCTCCGAAGCGGCCGGATCCGAAGCGTCGGTCATGCCGGTGCCGAGTTTGGCGCCGTTCAGGCCGATTTCCTTGCCGCGGCGCAGCCAGTTGCGGAACGCCGGCGCCGGGTCGGCCGGATACCTGCCGTTGGCGGCGAGCGCGTCGCGGAATTTGGCGAGCTCGTAGTCGAGGTCGAGTCCGAACGCGTCGGCGAGCGCGATGTGCGACTGGTCGGGCTGGAAATCGACGAGCGTCTGGCGTGGATCCGTGGCCGGCGTCGTCTTCGGCTTGGTCTTCGGTTTTGGGTTGGTTTTCGGTTTTTTCGCGCGCGTACTCTCTCTTGACGGTTCTATTGACGGTTCCTTTGACGGTTTGGGTGAAGCCTGTTTCACCCCTAAAGCGAAGTGGGTTTCACCCGTGGGGTGAAGTGGGTTTCGCCCGTGGGGTGAAGCCTGTTTCACCTGTGGGGTGAAGCCTGTTTCACCGGTGAAACTGGTTTCGGGGGTGAAGTCTGTTTCACCCCTGTTTTCCGCGTCCTGTCGCGGTTCTTCGGGTTTTTCGGTTTTGTTTTTCTTGGGGAAGAGCTTGTAGACGACGGGTCGGCGTCCTTTGGCGTATTTGCCGACGAGTTTCTGGTCGCCCTTGCGGATCAGTCCCTTTGCCTCGAGTTTTCTGAGGAGAAGTTGGATGCTGCGTTCGGATTTCTCGACCTCTTGGGCCATGGTGGCGACGCTTGGCCAGGCCATGCCGTCGTCGTTGGCGTAGTCGGCGAGGACGATGAGGAGGAGTTTGGCGGTGCTGTCGCCGTGGAGTTTTGTTTTCTTGGCGCGTGCGACGAGTTCGATGCTCATGATTCGCCTCCGATGATGATCTGCTGGATGCCGCCGTGGTGGGACGGCTGCTCGTTGTCGTCGTTGTCGTGTCCTGGTTCCGGCGCATGGCCGGTGGGTTGTTTCCAGCCGAAGCGTGGCTCGTTGTCGAGGATCCACAGGTGGCGCATGTTGGCAACGTTCTGCACGTACCGCTGTGGCGGGTAGCATTCGACGGCCCAGCAGTCCTCGCCCATGGTTTCGTTCTTGATCTGCTGAAGTGCGTCCCAGCTGATGCCTTCGCGGTATTCGCCCGTGTATCGGTCGATCTGGACGCGGGTGATGGCGAGCCGTTTCATGCCGCTGTCGCGGTCGATGTAGAGCATGGCCTGGTAGTCGCGGCTTCTCCATGCGCGCAATGGTTCCGCGTCCGGGCCAGGATAGTCGGGGTCGTCGCGGAATTCCTTGAGCCAGTCCATGTCCTGTTCGACCATGTGCCGGCTGTGCACGTGGCGGTTCATGTTCTCGACGTATCTGCTCATGGTTATCTCCTTTTCAGTAGGTCGAGCGCGGTTTTGTGGCCTTCGTCGGTGAGCGCCCAGTTGTCGTAGAAGTCGGGTTGGATGAGCCCGCGTTCCTCCAATGCGGCGAAGGTGCGGCTGTTGTTGGAGGTGGCGGGCAGCATGGTGTGGTTTGAAGAGCGCGATCAGCAGTTCCCTCATGGTGGGCGTGAGCCGGTCGAGACGGCCTCTGGCTTCCCTGCGGCTCATGGCTGTTCCTCCGAATGCCGGTAGAGGCTGCGTGATGCGGCGGCGAGCGCCCTTCGGGTCTGGTTGAGGCCTGTGAGCGCCTGGGTGAGGTGTTCGAAGGTGTCTTCGGAGGCTCCTTGGTCGCGGATCGCGTTGACGATGCTGATGAGCGTGTCCGTGAGGGTGCTGGCGGTGTCGAT